TTTTTCTTTTTAGAATTATAATTTTTTTTATATGCATTGACAGCAATAGATAATACTTTTTCGTGAAAAGACGCAACAGGCACATAAACAACATGTTTATCAGATTTACAACCTATTTCTTCAAGTCTTCGTTTTGCACTCGCATTGTTAAGACTAATTAACTTCTTATTTTTAGTTATGTCTTCACTAATCTCTTTAACTAGATTACGAAGTTTTCCTTCTGGTATTTTATCACCTGCCATTTCTAGTATCGTAGCGTTAATAGATTGTTCAAGTGTTTTACCATTTGCTTTTACATCTCCTATTTTGTGTAATTCTTTTACAACTTTTTTTATGTCATCAAGAGATGCTTCACCAAATGGTTTGTCTTTATGATTAAGTTTGATTCCTAATTTATATCTATCAGATACAGAAATATTATTAATAATAGTGACTGGTGCATTTTTAACATCTTTTGATTTTAAGATTGTTAATTTTGTAACACCATCAATTATATCATACTTACTTCTGTTAATGCTTTTTTTATCAGGTGTTAATACTAAAGATAATCCGTCAAGACAAAATCCTCTTGCGTTTATATCTTTTTCAATAGCTTGTTTTGCTGGATTGTTACCATCTCTAACGATTTGTTCCATATAACTTGGTATGTTAATGTCCTCAATTTTAACAAGTTTTTTTTCAATTCCTTGTTTTTTAAATTTGTATATGTGTGGAAATCGTTCTTCGGTTTCGTTTACTTTTTGATAGTTTTTAAGGTCTTCAGAGGTAAAACTATAACCCTCGTTTATTTTTATATTTAACATTGTAATACTCCTATTTGAGTTTTGTTAGATTGATTTGCTTTGAAATTTCTAACAGTTCTATTTATACAACAAGGGCGCCGAAGCGCCCTCATTAATTTTTTGCTTAATTATAATTAAGCTGAGTATGCGACTTGTTTGCCGAATACTTTGTTGATACCTGCAGCGATAATCGCTTTAGATGGTGTACCAACTCTGTAAGAAACACCCTTAGATGATCTATTTTCGTAAATCATCATACCTTCGTTTCTTAATTTTCCAACCATTGCAGCTGGAGATTTCAGATCAAATTTGTTCCTTAGAGTTTTCCAAGTAACATCAGCACCTGTATTGAATAGGTTTCTGATCTTTGCTGTTTTTGATAGTGCTTGTCTACCCATGATGTAGTTCTCCTTTTTCACTAAGTTTAAGAAATTTAACATGTGTTACCTTTCTCTTATGTTTATACAAGTATCAAGATAACACATATTAGGGGTTATTGTCAAGGGTTTATTTTTCCTTGATTTTCCTATGCATTTGCAAGTTTCTCAAAGTATGAGAGAGTATCATCTGAAGAATCTTTAGATTTTGTCTCAACAGGTTTCTCTGTTTCGATAGGATTTTCAGTTTTGATATCCTCTGCGACATTACCGACCACAGTTTTACCACTTAAAACAATGTCGAGTCTAGTTTTTAGTTCGTCATATGATTTAAAGTTATCTGCAGCTGTAAACTCTTTGAGAGGATATGCTTTTTGACATACTGCTTCGATTTTTGCCTCATCCTCAAATAGTTTAGAAGATGACTCAAAATCCGATGTATCATAGTTCCAAAAACCAGCAACCTTTCTAATCTTCAACTTGAAGTTAGCACCACTAAATGGGTCAAATGGATTGACAGGTTGTTCATCTTGAAACTCTGGTTGCATCGCAGCCAAAAGTTTATCATATATTTTCTTACCATATCTGAATAAGAAAACCTTACCTTCATTCTCTGGGTGTTTAGGGTCTGTTACTACATAAACGTTAGAGTAGTATTGTAACTTTCTCTTTTGTTTTCTAGCAATTTCTTTATCAGACTCAGCACCTGTATTCCAAAGAGCCGTATTATATTCTGATACGGGGTCTTTCTGTCCAACAGTAGTTAGTGAGTTTTCAATGTACCACTGACCAGTAGGTCCTTGAAATGCATGAGAATAAACTTTTGCCCATGGTAATTCTTCACCATGAACAGCTGGTAAGAAACGAAGTACAGCATAACCATTGCCAGATTTATCTAACTCTGGTTTCCATAGTCTCTCGTCTGTATATGATTTTTTCTCTTGTGGTTGATTTTCTTTAGTAACCGCACCAAGCAATTTATCTAAAGAATTATTTTTACGTATGTTGTCTAATGACATTTTATTTCTCCTTATGTAAACGTATGTTATCGTATGTTAATTTGTATTATTATTTATACAAGTTAATAGTGCCATTCTACACCTTTCCTTGTCTATTGTCAAGAACTTTTTATAGTTATTCATAAGATTTTTTATGTCTGTCCATATCAAGTCTTCTTGCCAATTCTTTTGATATTGAACTAAGTCGTCCAATATAATCATTGTTTCCAATGAAACTCTTTTACCTAGATACTCTCTTAATAATAATGGATGAGTATCTTTCCACTCAAATAATTCCTCAAACTTATCAGCGTATGGTTCTATCTCGTTCTTAAAAGTGTATGTGAGAGACTCGGTTCTCTTCTTCCATTCTGTATAATATTCGTCCTCATACTTACCTACCCATCCACCTTTGACAATTACATAGTTTGCTATGAAATAGTTCTCTATTTCTTTTTTAGTCTTTAGTTTTCTAGCTAGTCTTGCAAAGAAAAACCTATCTTTTCTTTTGTAAAAACTATCTCTCTTTATCTTGGTCTTACCAGCAAACTTATGGTAATCATATTTGTTTTTAGAAAAGTGAGCTTTGATTGCACAATATGTTAGATATACATCTGCCGCATCCATTATATTGGTAACTTACCAACTCCACTATCACTTTTAATTAATTTAAGAGTTGAAGCATCTGCTTCTATTTTTTGTTTCAACGCTTTTGTAATTAATTTTGTTACTGTTTCAATTTCCATTTTATTTTTATCACAATATAACAGTACTGAGTCTAAGTGATTTAAATTATTTTCACTAGAAATTTTTTCTATCTCTAATGAAAATTTTTTAGGAGTTAGTTTTGTAAGCATCAAGAGTTCTCTGAAATTTACCTGCGTGAGATTTTTCAGCTTTTGCTAGTGTCTCAAACCAGTCACCAATTTCATCAAAACCTTCTTCTCTAGCTGTTCTTGCCATACCAGGATACATGTCTGTATATTCATGTGTTTCACCATGTATTGCAGATTTTAAATTGGCTTCTGTTTCGCCCATTGGTTCACCAGTTGCTGGATCACCGACCTCTTCCAAATATTCTAAATGTCCATGTGCGTGACCAGTTTCACCTTCTGCCGTGCTTCTAAATACTGCCGCAACATCTGGTGCGCCTTCTACATCTGCTTTTTGTGCAAAATAAAGATATCTTCTATTTGCTTGACTTTCACCTGAAAATGCATCTTTCAAGTTTTGTGCTGTTTTAGTTCCTTTTAAACTCATAATATTTCCTTTTTTTATATTAAAATGGCAAGTTTCTGTTGCCAGGTACTTGCCAACCCCGACAGGGTTAACCGCTAGGTTTAAGCTGCCATTGCAAAATTATTGTTTGCACTTATGGTTGTGAATCCTCAGCAAAGATACTCGTCAGTAGTCGAAACCTATTTCACCCCCTAAATCGAGGTTATCTAGGTTTGGTGGAGGTGTAGGGTATCGCACCCTAGTCCTTACTGCTTTTCTACAAAGCTTCACCGAATTCAAATATATTTATACCACGATTAACCTTGATTTGTCAAGGGTTAATTTTATAATTCTTTGATTAAATTGATTGATATAGAATTAGTTTCTTGACCATGCTCTAGTATTTGAAATCCTTTACCAGTTGCTAATATACATGCCATATTGTACTGACTATGCCATTCAAATACTGTAAATGTTCCATTATTAAAGTTAACAGCTGTAAAAATTATTACACTAGTTTTTTCACCATCAGGTTTAACTAGTTGACCAGCACCCATAAATGCTCTGTATTCTTCTCTAAGTTCTAATATAGTGATGAAGGCATCACCATTCTGACAAAGTGTTGGTTTTTGTACAAAAAAAGGATTAGGACCTGGTGGTACAGTTTTTTCAATCTCTGGTTTAATACCTTCAGACCAATCAGTTTCAGGTGCTTCATTTGCGTATGCACTATTAAATAATAATACACTAACCAGTAGGGTTAATATCTGCAAAAATCGGTTCATTAACATTTTCTTTCTGAAAGTCTGATACAATTTCATCTATTATAGGAACATACTCTTTTTTGTCCTTAACAAACTCTTGTACCACACCATCCTCTGTTACGACCAAAATCACAATCTGATCGATTGATTGAGCAGTACGCTCTTCAAACATTTCAGCATATGCTGACGCCTGAATGTAGTAGTTTTGATTATATTCCTCTTTACGTTCCTTTGCTGAGGTTTTGAAGTCAATAACTGATAAGACACCATCGTATTCGGCAATGCAATCAACTCTACCTGCTAATTTGTATTTATCAGAATACAAAGCTATTTCTTGAGCCCGAATGTTGTCAATCTTGCATAGAACCTTTGTGCTTAATTGTTGGAACAAACAATAAGGTAAGAAATCCTTTTTATGCTTGTCTATATCAAAATTATTATTAAGATAGTCTTCACACATATGGTGAACCTTGGTACCTCTTGACGCAGCAGTTCTTGATATATAGTTTGCTACATCTTCACCAACTCGTTTACGCCACTCAAACAAACCTTTTTTGTTTCGTGTAGATAATACGGTAGTTATAGATGGGTACTTGTTACCATCTGGTGTTACATAATATCTTTTCTTATCAATAGTTTCTGTTACCAACTCTGGTAACGTCACAGGTACATGTTTAAACAATTCCTATTACCCTCATTCTATCACATAGACGTTCAGCTCTATTAGTAACTTGTCGATACCAACCTGAGTCTTCCATCTGATTTGCAGCTTCTTCCCAATTTTGCTCATCTACAGCTGCTTTCATTTTTTTAAATTTGCTTAATCTAGGACGACCCATATTAAACATCATATTTGCTATTATTTGTTTTGCTTCTTCTGGTAGTGTATCAAAGTTAGGATAGAGAATTTTACACTCATCTATCATAACTTGACAATCTTTATCAAATAATTCGTTTACTCTTTCCTCAGATACAGGTGTTCCTACTGGTTGACCATATTCTGGGTCTGATTCTAAAATCAAATGTCCTATACCACAAGTTGGGTAACCCAAATGATCTTTATATATTTCGTATTTTACTCCCTCGTCTATTGCGAGTTGCTCTCTTAATTTTACTATATCCATTATTGCTCCATACCAAGACCTAGTTTGGTCTTCTCTATTAAATACTCTCTAATGAAACCAGATCGTACAATATCTGCGATTGTATATTCTGTCACATTAAAAGACTTCATGTTTTCTACAATTCTTAAAAAATCATGTAGACCATTTCTTTCGTTTGTTCTAATCAAGTCTGTCTGAAAAAAATCACCAGCAAATGCTATTTTAGAATTTTGACCTACCCGTGTTATGATAGTATCTAGTTCATGAAAGTTTAGATTTTGACACTCATCCACAATTATTATAGAGTTATCAAATGTCAATCCACGTAAAAATGAAGTTGACATAAAGTACATTGAACCTTGATTAATCAATCTATCATATAACATATTAAAAGCTTGTTCGTTAGGTTGTTGAAACATAAACTGAACCATGTTTCTATATGGTATTTGATATAATGCTGATTTATCTTCCTCATCACCAGGTAAGAAACCTATCTCCCTAGTTGGAATAAGTGATCTAACTAATACAACTTTGTCGTATTGTGATTTTAAATTAAGAACATCTTGAAATGCTTTATAAAGTAAAACGAATGTTTTACCTGTTCCAGCTGCACCAAATACAAATTGATGTTTACCTTCATCCCAAGTCTTGAAAACCTGTTCTTGGTTCTCACCAATTGGTTTCAGTTTGAGCATGTCCTCTAATTTAACGTCTGTTTTATTTTTCGACATATTTTTTAGTATCGTCCTTTACAAAGTATTTATCAACCATTTCAAGTAAGTCATCATAGTCTGCAATAATTCTTATTTCTTTTTCTATTGTTTCAATAACGTCTGGGTGTTCTGCAATACCCATAGGTTTTGTTAACAATACTTCTACGTTTGCAACGTGTTTATCTATGTGTCCTTGAGCGTGTGATTTAAATGCTTTTAACAATTCATTTCTCATTTTATAAGACCTCGCTTTCTTAATATACTTTTTGCTTTTAGTTTTCCATGTGATTCGTTAGAACCAACTCTTTCTGCAAGTGGTGAGTTTGGATGATTAGCAGCTATCTTTTGCATAACTTCTTTCATTCCACCATCTATTTTAGTTCTATCACCGACACCTCCTACTATATTGATAGTCGTTGGTGCTTGTTTGAACCTAGGATTATCTTTCAGAAACTTTTCCAATTCATCATAACTACAAAATTCTTCGTAAATCTCATCTGTTTTTGTGTCTCTAATATGATA